TCTATCGCAGAAAATAAACCAATCTTCGCCATTTAAAAGATACTGAGCTTTATCAGTATAAACTTTCCCGTCGAAAACAAAAAACTTCATTTCGCCTTTGTAGCCTAGTGATTTGATATAATCGGTTTTTTCGATTGCGCCGTGTGGAATGTGGTTTATTTTCTGCGATAGATTTGCAGAATGAGCTTGACTTGTCGCACAAATAACCGACTATAAACAATGAATCTATCCGAAATCTCAACGTGTTTACTAATTGGCGGAGTTATAGTAATTCTAGCAATTCTAGGTTTAGATGCTCCTATATAACAAATAGACGCTTGACAGTGAATCAATAGTCCATATATTCTAGTTATGAATCTAAACCTTGAAAACTTAAAGTCTGGCGATGAGGTAGTTGTAATTAAACCAGACGAAACAATTTCTGGAAGCATTCGAGTCCTAGAATGGAGCGAACACCATAAAGCATTTAGAATGAATGGCAAAGACGGCAAAACCATAGGCATTCTCCCTAAAGATGGTAAAGGGCCCCACGCCATGCACCCTAGGGAAACTCCTCACTTTTACTACTCGGCAAATCCAGTTCACATAGAAAAGGCGAAAAAAATCATTCAGAAAGCGGCCAAAGAAAAAGCAATTAAGGAAAAACTTTTGGCCGAAAAAAGAGAATTGTTTTCTTCTCTACTGGAAATCTATAGAGACAACGAAGAATGCTTTACTTTTGAGTATTTCCCAACTGAATCTTTGGAAAAGCTGACAATCGCGCAACTGAAAAAGCTCAAATCTTGGTTGAAATAGCTTGCGCCAAACAAATAGCTGGTTTATAGTAGCCCATGAGAGAATCCTTCACATTCGAGTACGCTTTGAAATTCCCAAATGGGAAATACTATACTGGTCGGGTGAACAGTGACGCTCTGCCAAACTACTGGCAGGGCGAAAAACACGAAGCTTACACAATGACAGAATTCGCCGCATATAAGAAAAAGGATTCTCTAGATTGTTTTAAACTTTGCACTGTTGAAAAAGTTCTGTGAATTAGCAAAAAAACCTTGCACGGCCCGAAATACTCTATATATTCTAGCCATGAAAAAACACTATCTCAAGTTTCCTACTGGCTCAACCAAACGAATGATTCATTTTCGCGCCGCAATTCGCGAAATTCTGGGATGCTGGCAGGCCACCAGAAAAGACATTTTGTTTTTTAATTCCCTGAATGAAAAAGAGCCAGCGTGGAACGAATAACCCTTGACTCTAATTTAACCCTGCATTATACTCTTATATGAAAAAATTCACACTCGACAACGTTGTTTCCCGCCGCTTCTGCGATTCAGTAAAAGGTTGGATTGATTTTGAGTACGCTCTGACAGAAAAACAAAAGGAAAATTTTGTCTCTCTTTTCGGCCACGGATGCCGCCAAGATACAAAAAACGCTCTCTGGCGTGCGGCGAATGATAATTTCCATAATGTGCGTAGTTGTGGTATTTTGGAGCGCGTGGAATTCTGTGAAGATGGACATGTTTCTTATTGCGCTGGGCAAGATTATCCATCTGAGATTACTTTCGTGAGGAACTGGATTAAAAAGTATTATTGAGCCGCCATTCTCAAAAGTGAGAATCCGCCACTCTGTCAAAAACCTCTTGCTCTAATAAACCTCCTAGCCTATATTCACCCATGAACCAAGAAAACGAAAAATCCTTCATCCAAGATTGTATTGCCTTTTGCAAGGGAGAAACATCTGTGAACCCATTCGTGTCAAATAACACGAATTATGGAGTCCCATACAACCGAGCAATGCAACTTTTACAGGAAAACAAGATTAAATATCCTGAATGCACAATCGGGTAAACCTTTCAAAACCAGAAAAACCGCCGCTAGTTCTCTACCCTAGCCGCTAGCTTTCCTCTCCACAAATAAAGTAATCAAGTTTTTAGCTCGTCATTCATCGTGGCGAGCTTTTTTTCTTTCTATTTCGGCCCAAATAATTGTTTTAATCTTTTCCTGCAAATAGAGGAACGGCCAAATAAATAAACCTGCAAATATTGGTTGCTGCAAATAACTGGTTAGAGTAAAGTATGCTATGAATGCAAAGCTCTATTTCTCTGATGGCACAATCGAAACGGTGTCTGGCGTCGATTCAATCGGCCACGCTGAAAACGTCGCGCATGTGATCGCCTCCCGTAAGTCGGCAAAGTGGAGGATTGCCATCTGGCCTACGAATGTAGAAATCGCGAAATTTTTGAGTGAATAGTTATTGACGCGGGTAGAAATAGCTGATATATTCTAGGCATGAACGAAAAATCCTTCTGGAATTACAATCTTTGGCAATACTTGTTTGAGCTTAACGGCATAGACGAAAAAAACATGACTGCCAGCCAGAAAAGTCATTTGACTTTTCTTCTATCCTCACTTGGTTACTGCGCCAAGTAGTACGTTCCTAGGGTGCCGCGTCTCATAAGAGGCGCGGCACAAAGGAGCGCACACGCGCCCACTACAAACACCATAACCACTAGAAACACCATGCAAACATCATTCAATGACAATCTAAGCCAAGCCGAACGTCTCGCTGCATGCGATGGTCGCACCATCATTGATGCCGCCACACTCGGCACGCCACCCGCCGTTCATCCCGTCACGGGTCAGCCTATATTCAATCCTACATGGAAGAGAACGGGGACACCTGATCGCGGGTACGGTGGCGTTCGTCCTAGTGTGTACGTCTCACGCGATGACGAGGAAACCGACGAGGAAAGCGACGAGGAAAGCGAGTTACGCGATATTACGGCACATATGCGTCGTGACTCACTCCGCGAGCATTCCTTCCGCCTTCCGTCTCAATCTTCTCGTCGTGACGTATCGGAAACGCTTAAAAGCATGGGATGCGCCTTTAACGATTAATCTATGGGCTTCCTAATCTTCTGCCTCTTGCTCCTACTACTAGGAGCACTTAACAAGTAACGCAATTCACTAGGTGACGCCCCTAGCCTAGTAAGTAAACCATAGGGGCTTTTCTTATGATTGTTTATTCTGTCTTATGCAATGGTCACATGATACAGGGGCGCATTCCCCTAGGCTCGCTCTACTTGACGCAATGGGGGTGCCGTAAGGTCGTCTCCTACTACTACCATACAATTCAACCCTATACTGAGCCATACGGCGTTTGACTATGAGCATCCAAGCCATTCACTCGCTAGCAAGTCGCGCCCTTGCTAGGCAATGGGACGGTACGCGCATAGTGCCACACGCTAGGGAAGCATACGAGTTTGCCCTACGGGCGAGCAAGGATTCTGACCTACGTGAAAACCTCGACGCCCGCGAGCGATACGAGAAACGACTGAGGCTAGAGGCTCATGCCTAGCTAGTCAAACGACCTACTGAGGGATAGATACCCTGCCTAGGTTTTAGCTAGGTGAATGGACTAGGGGGGATACCCATACCCAATTCCTGAATACTTAGGGGGGATGCCTAGGTGGCGGGCGGGCACTGGGGGGTTGTCCTAATTAACTCAGCCTTTAAAACTCAAACCCTTCTAGAAATCTTTATCTCTCCCATATCTCCTACCAGTCTATCCCCCATATAACTCTCCATAGACCCCCCACCCACCCCTAGGGGTATTTAGCAAAACTTTGGGCCGCTCTTTAAATACTCCCCTAATAAAAACAAAAAAAATTGACGGACGCTTCCTTTTCTAGACCCTTTTACTCGCCGTAGGGCATTCCTACGGAATATCAGAGAGAATCTTCTCTTTGCACCATTCGCACAAAACCGTTACTCCTCCATTCTCGTCTATAATGGAGTCCCAACCGTCTGATTCGTTATCTCCAACGTGGCCGCAAAACTCACAGGATGTTGTAAACCCGTTTTCCACCAACCATTCGCACCATTCGCAGTCAGGGTCAACGCATTCTTGCATGTGTATCCACGAATCGGTGGAAATAAATTCATAGGAACCTTTCATACTTTCGACAAATAAACCTTAACCGCTGACGACTCTAAAACATACTCTCTGTCGTAGATGTATTTCCCACACCTCTCGCAAATCCAAACGGTTCGGCAGTTTGTGGCATTGATTTCGTCACCGTAGATATTTCTAACCCAAGCGAGGGCGTGCTTGCAGAGCAGGCGGTTTATTATTGTTGATAATTTCATATTTTATTCAGATTTTCCCACTCTTGCTCTAGTAGTTTAGTTACTTTTGAAAGCTGAGACTGACACCCTTTGATTTCTTGAATCAAATACTTTTGGCGCTCAATAAGAAGTTGTAGTTTTGCCCATTCAACTTTAGATTCTTCAACGTAACCGCTTAACTCTCTCGGGATGCTAATAACAATCCTAATTTTTTCATCAAGCGGCTCCCTTTCGATACCATCTGCATAAGATTGAAAATGTAAATCTTCGCTTGGGCGGCTCTTTTCCATGTCCCAGCCAGTTTTCCAAGTGACAAGGGCGTGTTTTTCGGATGGTTCGTTCATATGTTTCATATTAAGGCGTGGCAATCAAAAAGTCAAGAACAATCGGCCAAAAGTATTATCAAATTTGAGAATCGCCGCTCTTATTCAAGTCAGAGATAGCCTTTAAAATCTCCAAAACCTCATCCTTTTGTTTCTGGAACTCATGTTCGGCCAAAACCTTAGATGTAGAGCTTCCTTCACCCATATTGCCAAGACTAATACAGTCCCACGCGATGGAAAATGGTAGCTTAACGGCAGTCATTAGGGATCGTTTAATTAGGTTGGTCATAGATTATAGGAGAAACCCCATACTCCAACTTAACATCATTCTTCTCCACTGTCAAGCGGATATCCAACATTTGGCCGTCTTTTTTCTTTAATTCGGCCAAAAAATAATCAAAAATTGGCCCAAGAGACTGAGAAATGGGTGGTATCAGTTGTTTCGCCGTGGGGTAATTTGATTCGATAAAGAATTGGCTCATAGGGTTGACAGCTTTTCGGTTAGTTGTTGGATTTTGTTTTGCGCGTCTTTAGCATTGTTCTCGTATATGTCGCGGTTTTGTTGTTCGCATCTTTCTATCCACTCAGCGTTCCACTTTAGAGACGATTGGGCGTCTTTTAGTTCTTTTTCCAACCTTTTCTTCTGGCGGGATTGCGTTGAGAGCTTTTCCACTGTCTTAACAGGAGCATACTCTACAATTTCGCATTCGTCAAGAATATCTTCGGGTAAATGTGTCGCGCCGCTTCGGGCGAGTCCGAGTTTCCAGTAAACTTTCTTTGGTGGACGCCAACCTTGGAGGTAAGAGCTTGCGCCGCCGCCTTCCCATTTAAAAGAACCAAGAAGCTGACCCTTATAATGAATGGCGTAGATGATATTTTCGTGAGTTTTGGGGTCTTTTTTATTCTGAGTCATCGAATTTAAGGTAGTCTCTGATTTGGGCGTTTAGGGTGGTCTTAATATAAGACCCGCTTTTGTCTTTGTAGTAATATTCTGCATCATAATCTGGGATTTCCCTGAATTGGCCGTCGTAAACATCGTAGTATCCGATGATTTTGTCAAGCAATTCTTTTGCGGCGATTAGACTCTTGAGTGGTTCAATAATGTCGTAGGCGGTAATTTTCATATTTTCTTTTGCCCGAAGCTTTCAAATTGCGCGACTATTTCTTCTATTGGGACGCTCATTGATTCTATGGACGATTGTAATCTTATTTTTCTCATTTCTTCGGCGGAGGCGACTTTTACTTTACAATCCAAAGACTTGTTATCTTTATGAAAGTATCCACCATTCGCTCCTAAGCGCGGAACATTATAAACCATTTCTTCGCCGCAATCAGCGCATGTGGCTGTTTTATGTTCTGGGTTATATGGATAGCTCATATTACCAGCTAATCTCGCACCCATATTCATTTTTCTCCATCCACTCTCGCACAGAGTATTTGTCCTGTTCTAGCCAAGCTTTCACTTTGCGGGACAAAGGCTCGTAGAAGAATAGGTGGAATTCGCCGCTTTTGAGGGATTTTATTTGTTTAGTTATTTTATCGTATTGAAGCTTGTCTGCCTTGGGGCAACTAGGGGCGGAGAGGAGTTTGAGTTGTTTGGCGGTCATGGGTTATTCATAGTCCCTAAACATTGGTTCACAGTATGGAATGAGTGGCACTCCGTATGGGCTTAACTCTTGATATTCCACGGTCACAATTTTACCCACATGCTTGTTTCTGTCAAGCCATAAAGCTGCCAAAACTTCCATCGACCCTCGGATGTTTGATTCAAATTCAGTTTTACCGTTGGTGGAAGGAGTTTTCAGCTTGCAGATTACCTTTTTGACTTTACCCGCCCAATTTCCAGTTCCTTCGCAAAATCCCAATACTTCAAACTCGTCATCATAGAAGACCTTGAGTTTTAGAAGGTTTTTCGACCGTTTGTTTTCGTATGGAGCGGCCAAAACTTTTAGCATTACGCCCTCATCTTTATTGGCCCGAACCTTCTCCATGACAGAGAGGATTCCGCTATATTCATTGACCAACATGTAATCGTGGAGCTTTAAAAACTCAAATCCTTTGATTTGGCCGCGCAAAACTTCTTTTCGTTTCTCGAAGGACGACTCTTTCGTGGAGTTTTTGCCGTCGAACCCATCGTAGATGTGGAATTGGACGATTTGTTTCGCCCGCTCTTGGTCTTCCGCCGAAACGTCAGACTGCTTTCGATTAACACTTACTAATGAGGCGATTTTGTTTAGCTCATTCTTCAAGATTGGATTAAAAAGCTCTCCATCTAGAACTGCGTTGGGGAATCGGCTGAATATCTCTTCTGCCTCCTCTTTAATATGGTCAAGACAATGAAATTCCTCACCCTTGCGAGAAAACGCACCTTTAGCCGTCAAGATACAACGGATTCCATTGAGCTTTTGCTCTAGCGCAAGAGGGTAAACTACAGAATCTTTGTAATCTTCAAACTGTTTAGCTAATTGCGGCTCGAAAAAGCCTTCATCGTCAATCTCGGATAGCTCCTCTTTATAGCCCTCCTTGAGTTTTTTCTTATAGAGCGCTTGAGCTTCCTTGATAGCTTGTTGAGCGGGAGAGGTTTCGTTAGCTTTACCGAGATTTTTACCCAAACACAAAGATGGGTCGGTGGTTACTAATTGGCCGTCTTTTTGACCGTAGATTGTGCGGTAAAAGTTTTCGCCGACAATTACTTGCCATTGTTGGACTGCACCAGTGTTTGTTCGAGAGTATAGAGTTTTGAATGTCATAATTAATCTTCTAATGCGTTAGCTGTTAACGCCGCACATTGTTCGGCGAATTTCTTTTCGGCCAAATCTAGTTGTAGCTGGTGATAGTCTTTGGCAAAACGGTCAATTCCCCACGAAATTTTGTCGTAGAATGCGATTGGATCAACAGTTGGAGAGTTGAACCCGCCAACTCCCAAGCTGAGAGCAATCATTCGCAAAACAAACTCTAATTCATCAATCCTTGCCATGGCATCTTCAACTTTACACCACATTCCTTTTGGCGGCAAAATCTTTCCGTCTTCATCTGTCCCGCCGAAATCTCGCGCAACCATGATGCCATGGTCTGATAGCGGATAACCGCTTTGAACCATGTCGTAAACGTTAAATGGCAACCAGTTGTCGGCTTTTTCTTCTGGTTTTAGGTCTTTATAGACCCAGAGAAGGCGGGTTTCGGATTCTTTGTCTATTAAATTGTCGGGGTAGTCGGGCATTTGTATTTTTCTTTTTCTTTTTGCATCCATTCAATAGCGCAATCGTAGTTGCAGAACTCCAGAGAACCATTCGCGGCATAGAAATATGATGGCGTGGATTCTTTTCTAATCGGGCTTATAATATTAGTCCAATTAGACCAGTTTTTAGGCCCGCCGCTTGGAATGAAGCCAGATTCTTTGCTTTCGTCAAAGATTAGGCCGCAATTGTCGCACTGGTGGCGTTGGATAGTGTAGCTAGGCATGATTAATGTGATGCAAATCCAGCCCACCATGGGGCGGTTTTTCGTTTTTCTTCCGCCTTTTTATCCCTGCAATTAAAACATGCGGTATAGTAATGGCCGACTCCCCTATATTGAGTATAAGTCCGTTTGCAATCTACGCAAATCGCTTCTTGTTCGTAGGTGCCGTTTGGTCGTTTGTTGGTTTCTGTGTATTGGTATTCCATTAAATTTTAGGAAAGAACGTTCGCCCGTCTTTTTGCCACAGGATATTTGCTTGATAGACTTCGGGGGAATCGCCGCCATGTCGCACCGCGATTTCTTTAAACCAGCCCAACATATAGTCAAACTTCTTGATTTTCAAGCAGCAACGATCTGCATCGTCTGTTTTAATGTTTCCGTCCTTGTCTCGCTTAACGACAAGCCTGAATAATTCACGATCAAGCAATGCCCGCTGTTGGCCTTCTGTCATAGCATTAAATGCATCACGGTCAATGATGATCTCAGCATCCGCCGCCCCTTTGACGCGGGATTTAAGATTGCTGATTTTAATGTTGGCGGCAGACGGATAGCCGTTTGTTTTTACGGGGAATCCGCCGTTGTTGTCAAAGGCGAAAATTGTGTCCACGGTTACATTTCCTTCAACCAGTTCGGGGTGGTTGGCTTCAATGAGGGATTGAACGGTTTCGTTAATGGATTCTGGGGTTATGTCGAATTGAGGCATAGGGTTGTGCTTTTGTTGGTTATTTTGTTGGGATTTTAATTACGGCGGTAAGTTCTTCTAGGTTTGTTCCTTGGGCGATTTTAAGATAGAGTGGAGATAATTGTTCGTCAATGATTTTTTCGTGAGATTTATGAAGCTGGCGAGCAAAAGCGCCAATTTCTCGGCGTTTAATTTCCTCAAAGTCTAGCTTTTCTAGACCATTATAGACACTAAAACCTTCATTTAATCGGGCCGATTTTATAATATATGCCTCTTCATGGTTGCCATTGTGATGATTGACATAAGAGTCGTCAACGATTGTACACCCGATTGATTGGAGTTGTTCTTGGGTCATAACTTATTCTTGTTCGGCGGAAAGTTTGTATGCTTCATCTCGGACTTGGCTATTGAAGTAAGATTCCATTGCGTATAAAACCATTTTCCTTTAATGTCGGCCAATTCTTCGGGGCCGAAGTCCCATGTGGTTTGTAGTTCGTCTAGGAGGTTTTGGATCATGTTGAAAATTTAGTCTTTGGTTGGGTGACTGTCAAGTAGTTTGAATGCTTGGCGACAATCTTTTTCTGTGATTCCTAGTTGGTCTAAAAATTTAGCAAGGTGGATTTCCCCGCCAGAGATTCCAACCATAGAATCATACCAGCCGCCGATTCTAAGAGTGTTGGCTGATTTAACGTAGGTGATGTCGATGCCAGAATGGGCGGCGTCTTCGGGGAGGTATATTTTTCGGGGTTTGGCCATAAGGGTTAATGTGTGTACGCCGCGCTAACTCCATCTTTGTTTAAGATGGCGCACATTGCGCCGCGCACAGGATACGGTTTTATTGTCAGATTCTTGCATACGAAAGAATCATCTTTGTATGGATCATAAGTTATTTTGGCAGGAAGTCCTCGCTTGTCGGCGGCGGTTGTTCCCATTCCACCTCGCTTACAAACGATTCCAGAAACGAATGCGTGAACGTTTTTTCTTTTAGTCTGGCGAACTTTAGTTTGGCCGCTTTTAGAAACTTTGAATTCGACATCAAAAATGATGATTTGATTCGTGTGGCCGACGACTAGGCCATTTTGGCGGATAGAGTATTTTTTAGTTTCGCCGCCATGTAGATTGCGATAGATTTCAACGCGGCTCTCCATGTCGAGAGTTCTGTTTTTGAATGGGATAAAGGTGTTATCTAAGCCAGTGTTCATAAAATTATCTTTTTCGAAAAATCATGTTGCCTCATCGTAAGATGCGAGAAAAAATCTTTGTGTAAGCATGTCATATTTAACCTTGCTCGTCAATCTATTTTTTTCTGTGTATGAAAATAAATTGGATATTTTATCATTTTTAGTGTATATTTTGTCAAGCTGTTTTTGAGTATAGAGTCTAGAGCCAACCGTCCATTCTCCTTTTAGGCGTAGATTAAATACTTCTGCTTCTGTTTCGGCCCATTCTAAACGGGCATAAAGTTCATCCACAAAATCGCTAGTTTCTTTAGACCATTCGGACAAAAGTTTATTTCGTGTAGAGTACAACTCTAAAACAGTAGCTTTTGACGGTGGAAGATAGAATTCTCCGCTATCAATCAACCCAGCTATAATGCTTATGATTTCTGGAATGCTGAAATGTTCCTTATCCTCGCAATCTTCGCAAATTTGATTGATTTTGGCGATATAGGCGTTTTCAAGTTTTTGGTGGTCGAGTTTCATGTTATTGTTCCGAATTGCGTTTCGCTGATTGAGTATAGTATTCTTTTGTATCCCAGTCTATTTAGGACTATCATGCAATTTTCGCATGGACTGGCTATTGCTGGTTCTCCATTGTTATCTATCCGAACGTTGCATATTGTTAAATCTTTCGTTGGAATTTTCAATCGCCGAAGCATTTCCGTCTCTGAATGTCGGCCAGCTTTGTAATTGTTTCCGCCGTTTCTTGTTGGTTTATATTTGCCGAAACGATGATCTAGATTCTCGTGGGTATAGGAGTTGTAACCAATAGAGACAATCTTGTTCTTGGCGTAAGCGATTGAAACATGAAATTGCTGGCCGTTCTGCTTCAATGGCTTCAAGCATTTGGCTATTTCAATGGCTCGGGATAGCTTTTTGTTCACTTTTAAGCCACCAATTTCCAAAAGTTTTCATCAATTATCCTAACGGCGTCTGGAGGAATTGGTTCTTCGCAAACCCAATCTCCACCGCCCTCCGAAGATGGGACAAAGTGGCCCCTAGTTATTGTTCTTCCGCAATTAGAACATGTAAACTCTTTTTTTGGATCGGAAAGCATTTTGGGCATTGTCGGACATGGGGTTTTATTCATAAATTATTGGTATTCTCTAAGCACTTTGAGTTTTGCGGCCTCTTGGTCTTCGTATCTGTTTAATCGCAGCAATAAGTTATTTTCAAGCTCAAGTGTGACAGTATTTTCTAGCTCTGTCACCTTTTTGAATTTAAATTCTTCTAATTTGCCGCCCTTGTATTCAATGTCGCCGCTTCCGTCATGACTCCAGCCAATTTGGTTAACCCAAATCTTTTGGCCGTCCAAAAACGCAGATTCGGCAACAAAGATGTTTGGTACGTTTTGGTTGATGGCTTCTACTATGTTCATTTAATTTGGTCTTTGATTTTTAGCGCGGCCAAGATAGCGTTTTGTTCGCCTCTTGTTAAGCCGAATTGTTTGAGGTATTTGCGGGCGGAGCGCCAGTGTTTGGGGATACTAAGATTCCAGAAATTGCTTTAGCTTCCTTTGATGTTCTCTTGCTTGTTTCTTATTTTCGGCCTTGGCTTTCTTTTGCTTCTCCTCTTCTACCCACTTTAAATATGGTTTGATTAATTTTTCGCCCATCTTTTCTTTGTCCTCGAAAGTTACGTCGTTACCGAGCGCTTCTGGGTGGCAGAAGCAATCATCCGACCAAAGCCTATATTTCAAGCTATACTTCGGCCCGTCATCCGTGATTAAAGTACTCCAAACTTCGTCTGGCCAAGTGGATGCGCGGATAAGTTTGAAATTAATGTGTTGCCAATCTTTAATGGTTTTGGCCGTGATTTGAGAGGAGTATGGATAGGGGTCGTGTGTTTTAGGCATAGCGGTTTGTTGGTGTAATATAGGGTCTAAGGCTCAAGTTGTCAAGTACCAATGATCGTTTCTCACAAAAATTCTGCTATTTTCGCCAATTTTTTGACGGAGAACACTGCTCCGACCACTGGGCAGTTCTTTTTGGCGACAGATGCGAGTTTTTCCGCCGATTCTAGTCTTGAGGCCAATAAAGTTTTCGGTTCTCCTAGAATAAGTGACGATTATAATGTGGCTGGATTTCAGGTTGGCAAGTTTTCGGCCACGTTTTTGCCACTGATTGGTTCTAATTCCTCTTCTGAGACGAGTAACCAAATGGCATTACTTACGGGTTTGTGTAGTGACTTTGTATCGGGGCACATTATCAAGTTCGGCAATTTGAATCTAAAATCTTGCTATTTGTCAAGTTTGAGCTTGGATATTTCGCCGCAAGCGCCTATCACAGTAAAGGCCGACTTCGACGCCTACAATTTGTCAGAAGTAACTGGCCAATCTTTTACGGGTCAAAGTATTTCGCACGCCTTAACGAGTAATGGTTCTGGCGCGTATTTAGAAAGTATTCATGCCTTGGCAATGGGAGTTTCGGGAAGTGGCGTAAGTTTGCCCGATTCTAAAGAGCGGATTTCAATTAATTGGAGAATTTCTCGCAGTCCAGTATATAATTTGGGCGATACCTACCCTTCAACAGTAATTCTAGACAGTGTGGAAAAGCAAGTTTCTATTAACGGCGAAAATGTGGGGCGATTTATTTCCTATGAGGGAGAACGGGCCGTTCTGAATTTGGCGTTTCATCCTTTTTCAACTTTTGTTACGGGAACGGTCACGAACAATGGGTTGTTTAACATTTGCACCACAGGTAGGGTTGTTTCGCAGAATTTAGATGTTTCGCCAGAGGGAATTCAAGGGTCGGTATCTATAATTGAGAATGTCTATTGACAAGTTTGGGATTGGGGTGTAAATTGGCCACCTATGATTAAAAAATTGATTCTTGGAGATTGTTTTGAGAAAATGAAGGAGATTCCTGATGGATCAGTGGATATTGTTATCACCGATCCTCCCTACGATATAAACCTAGAAGGCTGGGACATTATACACAACAATAAAAATTCAGCGTTGGGAGGCTCGTCGCCCGCCCAAAAAACAAGTTCTTTTTCGAGGCGAGGAAAACCAATTAACGGATGGTCAAAAGCTGATAAGAATGCCCCAAAAGAATACCAAGAATGGTGCGAGAAATGGCTTCAAGAAATTTATAGAATAACAAAAGAAGCGTCTCCTGTTTTAATTTTCAATAGCCGCCGACTTTTTCACAGGCTGGCAATCGCGGCAGAAAACCAAAATTTTGTAGTAAAAGATATTTTGATTTGGAAAAAAGACCGCGCAAACGGAAAGGCTCAATCGGTGAATAAGATTCCAGTCATTAAAAACGCCGATTTGAATATTGATGGATATAGGGTAGGCAATTTAAAGCCGATGTTTGAGCCAATTTTATTTTGCATTAAACCCTACGGGCATACTTTGGCTAAATGTATTCTAGATAATAGACTAGGAGGATTCTTTTCAGAAGGAACGGACATTAAAGAAAACATATTCTATCACAATTTAGAAAAAAAGACAACCCATCCAACCCAAAAGCCAGAATCTTTACTTGTTGATTTAATCAAAACGTTTTCTTTTGAGGGGCAATTGGTTTTTGATCCATTTGTTGGCAGCGGAACAACTTGTCTTGCGGCCAAAAATCTTGGGCGGCAATTTATTGGCATCGAAAAGGACGAAAAATACTACAATATCGCCAAAACTAGAATATTCGGAGAGGATTCCGCCGTCTAGATGTAATATATTACATATCCAACATGAGCAAAAAACTCTCGGTTAAAAAAGGCATAGATAAATCCCCGAAGGTATTCCAACGCGAAAAGCTCTCCCAAGAGCTTCACATTCGAGAAAGGAATGATTTAACGGAAAAGCAGATTGAGATTTTGAAGACGGCCATTAATAGAGATACTAAGGCTATATTTATTGATGGAATTTACGGCTCTGGAAAAACATTTCTGGCGGTGTTAGCTTCCCTCAAACTTTTGAATCAAAAGAAGGTCGATCAGATCATTTATGTTCGCAATCCAGTAGAAAGTTCTACAACTGGAAAAGTCGGTTTCCTCAAAGGAGAGCTTTCTGAAAAGATGTCTCCATATGCTTCTATCGTTTACGACAAACTAGACGAGCTTCTTCCTCCATCTGAGATAGAAATACTCAAGTCAGAAGAAAGAGTTGATGCTATTCCCCTTGGCTTTGTTCGTGGTAAATCTTGGAATTGCAAGGCTATTATCGTAGATGAGGCATCCTCTATGAGCGCGGATGATTTGACCCTCCTCCTAACGCGGTGCGGCGAATTCACAAAGATTTTTTTAGTCGGCGATTCAAAACACCAAAACGATATTGGATCAAAAGCTGGTTTCCGAAAGCTATTTGATATTTTTAATGACGATAACTCTAAGGAAAATGGAGTATTTTGTTATGAACTGCATGAAAAGACCGATATTGTGAGGAGTGGATTCTGCCGATTTGTTCTTGAAAAGCTGGATATTATTAAATAACTATAATTTCCATAATACTCTAGGTATTTTCCCTAATCTCCTGTAATCAATAACATGGATCAACAGGAACTAATCCCATACATTGCCCAAATCGTCGCATCTGGCACGGCGATTTTCATGTTTATCTTCAAGTATAGGGAAGTGTTAGCGTTCATTTGGAAGCTGTTACTTCTCTTAGCCAAGCCATTCCAATGCTTTTGGCGCTGGGTTAAACTGGCGCGAAAGCTAGAATCTGAAATGGCCGAAAACAAATTAGCCGTAGATTTGGGACGAAAGGAAATAGACGACGTAAAAAAGTCTGTCGTAGAGTTGACCAATTTCGTTAGGGACAAGCTCACAAAGAACGGCGGGTCTTCTATTTTTGATGCAATTAAACGCATCGAAGAGCGTCAAGTTGCTAGCGATAGTCGTCAGTCGGCCTTACTTAATGATTCAACCAATGGATATTTCTTCTGCGATTCTCACGGAAGAAACACTTGGGCCAATAGAACTTACGCCCGATTCTTGGATTGCGGCACAAATGAACTTTTAGGGCATTCGTGGAAGAGGTTTATCAAAACAGAAGAGTTGGCCCGATACTCAAAAATCTGGGAAAACGCCTTCCAAGACGGTTGCGAATTTGAAGATATAGTCGAATTCACAAACGCTCACAATCACCAAATTAAGCTTCGCATCATCGTTTCCGCCATTCAAAATGAAAAGGGCGAAACTACCAGTTACATCGGCAAAGCAGTTGCGGTCTAATATTTATAGCTATTTAGTGTAATAGCGGGTTAATATTAAGCATGACCAATAAGTATTGCCCCGAATGTGGGACGAAAGCTCCATCTGCAATTGCGAAGTTTTGTGCAAGTTGCGGCCAATCGTTAAACACTTTGACGACTACAACTAAAACGGCCAAAGCTTCCCACCAAATTGATGACGACAGCGAAGATGGTTCTAATGTTTTTGTCGTTCCAGAACTAAGCGGCCTTGAGGTTAGCATTTCTGGCGCTGATGACGACGAGAAATACGTTCAAACGCTAAACTCATTCTCATTTACTGAAAGCGGCGGAACAATCGCCAAAAGATTCAAACCCCGCAAAATCTAATGCTCCAATACGAAGACTGCTCAGATAGGATCGAAAAAGAACTAAACAAACGCCGCCGAAAGTGGACGCTGGGTATTCTTCGTTGGATTGACTGGGAGGATATTGCCCAAATTATTCGCGCCCATATTGCTAAAAAGTGGCATCTCTGGGATCAAACGCGCAAACTCGAACCGTGGGTTCAGCGCATTGCCAGCAATCAGATTTACAACCAATTTCGCAATCTTTATACGAGTCACGCCCGCCCATGTGTGCAATGCAAGTCTTCTGTGGGCGAAGAAGGTTGCGCCGAAACTCCTAGCAACCTCCAATGCGAAGAATGCCCACTCTACGAGAAGTGGAGCAAGACAAAGAAGTATGGCTATCATGCAAAAATGCCTTTGGAGTTAGAGCATCACGCGCAAGAGGTTAATAACAAAATAGACGACTCAATTAATTTCGAGGAGACAATGCGGCGCGTGTTGGTTGAATTGGAGAAACATATGATGCCCAAAAGGTTTGAGGCATTTAAGATTTTATTCATTGGCAATGTTCCAGAAGATGAGGCCGCTTTAGTTTTAAGACTTCGCGGCAGAAACAAGGGCGGGCAAAAGAAGATTCTCGCCGCTCATCGGGACTCTTTATCTAAAGAAGCGAAACGAATCATCGCAGAAAGTGATATAGCGGAATATTGGCCATGATTCCTTGGAAATCAGAAGAAGATGAACTGCTAAAATACTGGTATGGCTCTGCCAACGGCGCATTTCCCACATACAAACATATGTGCAAAACCTTAAACAACGAATTCCATAGTAGCAAGAGTGTAAGAAATTACAAATCTGTCGTAAAACGAGAAGGTCAAGTTCTTTTCGGCAAAAAATAATATGGCAACCCCCAAGAAAAAAGAATACCCCCTAGACGATAACCAAAAGCAGTTAATCACTGACAACTTTGGCAAAGGGGTTACAGACGTTAATCTTTTGACGAAACTCGTTACTGGCAACGATAAAAAAGATGGCCGCGATATTGAAGGTATTGCTGTGCGAAAGTTTATGGCCGAAAAGGGTTTCCGCTATAAAACGAAGCATAATCCTGTGCGCGAGGACGTTATCACGTTGACGGAAGAAAATAAGCGCCAGATTGAACTATGGATGGCCGAAGACAAGACAATTATTTGGATGACGCAAGAGATTTTTGGTGCGGAAGCTAAAAGATTGAGTCGCGAATGGCGGGCGGTTTATGCTTGTGTGCAAGAGATTAATCCAGATTATCGGCCCGATCAATCAACTCCAACAGCTACAAAGTATTACGCGCCCAAAGAAATGAATCGTGTGGTTAATTACATCAACTCTTCTGTTGGCGTGAATCTTGATCCAGAGAAGATTTCGGGCAAATACAAAGCCTACGTTGAAAAATTGAAGTGCAATATGGGGTCGATGAGGTTTATTCGTATCTGCGATTCGTATTTGAACCACAAGGATAGGGACTTGTTCGTGGAAGAGTTTGTGCGCTTGACTTGGGACAAGCCTGATTTAACGGCGGATGAGTTGAATCTTTATATGAACGTTTGCAAGGATATTGTGAATGGGGAAGTTTTAACCAACCACATCAATACGCTCAATGAGGTTTTTACCCAAATGGGAGACGATCCTACGGAATTTTCTGTAAAGTTTTCGGAGATGCTTAACGCAAAAACCTCGGAATACCAACAGAATCAGAAGCGTGTCTCTGATACGATTAAGAAGTTGCAGGGCGATCGTGCGGATAGGTTGAAAAACTCTTCTAGAAATGATTTTACCTTTTTGGATATTGTTCGTGCATTCCAAGAAGAGGAAGAGCGGAAGCAAATGCTTTACCACGCCGAAATGGAAAGACTGGCGGCGGAAGAAGAAATTACAAGACTCGAAAGTATGGAACAATGGAGAGCTAGAATCCTCGGGATTTATAAAGAAGATGTTGTTTGAATGTAAAAAGTGCGGGACAAAATTCCCAACAGAAAGAAGTCTCCACGCGCATTTTAAAGCGCACGGAATGACTGTGGCGGATTATTATTGCGAATTTTATCCTCGAAAAGACCTATTAACGCGACAGGCCATCCAGTTCAAGCAAAAGGACGAATACTTTTCCACATACTTCTCCCAACGAGAGAATATGATTGAGTGGCTGAACGTATCTCCAGAAAGTGACGCTAAGAATTTAGCCCTAGACATGCTTAAAAAAAGAGCCGAAGACAAAAAACTCACATTCGCACCGTCAGAGGTTGAGCTATTTTTCGCCAACCTTCCGCCAATCAAAGAATACAAGAGATTGTTTGGATCATATACAAAAGCTTGCGAACTTGCTGGTTTAATTCCGCCGTTTAAAGATAAGCTCCCCGCCGAATGGTCTGATGACTTCTCCAAGAGGAAGATTCTAATTGATTCTCGCGAGCAAAAAAAATTGCAATTCGCGAATAGCGAATGTCACAAGCTCGATGTGGGCGATTACTCAACTACTGGCAGTGACTATACAAATACCGCCGTTGATCGTAAATCATTCGAGGATTGGTGTCAAACCTTAGTTGGAGACAACTTAGAGAGGTTTCGACGCGAAATTAATCGGGCAAAAACCCAAGACTGTTATTTGTGGGTAGTTATTGAATGCCCGATGGACAAGGTTTTTGACCTCAAACGAACTTCTCACCATAAGCCTAACCTATCTTTTATCGGCCACAATATGCGAACTTTGGTTGAAGAATTTCGCGGCCATTTACAGTTCGTGTTTTCTGGAAGTAGAGAAAATAGCCAATTAATCATCCCAAAAATTCTTTGCCTTGGCGACAAGATGAAGAATGTGGATTTACAATATTTTATTAACGCATGAGTTGGGAGCCAGGAATTCAAGCTAGAGTAAACCCCGAAAATGTCAATGAACAGTTGGCAAAAATAGACGGATTCATGGAGGAAAAGGATGCCAAATTTTGGCTCTATAAATTCTTCCGAGCCAATCCAGCTATTGCGGCTTATCATTTGATGGGAGTTCAACTTTTGCCGTTCCAGCAATTACTAATCAAAGGGATGATGCAAAACGATTACACCCTTGCTATTTTGAGTCGAAGCGGCGGCAAGACTTGGTTAACTGGTGTTTTTGTTGGCCTTTACGCTCTTTTAAATCCTGGGATTCATATTGGTATTATTTCGGCCACTTTCCGCCAAAGTAAAGAGGTTATGAAAAAGCTCATTACCATCTCCAAAAACCCGAAAGCTAAGTTTTTGGCCGAGTGCATGAAACTATCTCAAGCTCCAGACGAATGGAATATTGAAATTGGGACAAGTAAGATTACCGCGTTGCCCCTTGGAGATGGCCAGCGGTTGCGCGGCTTTCGTTTCCAAATGATGGTTATTGACGAGCTTCTTCTAATGCCACAAATGGTAATTGACGAGGTTATTACGCCCTTCCTTGCTGGCGTGACTAATCCGTATGAACGCAAAAAGATTAAAGAGCTTGAAGATCGCCTGATAGCTAAGGGGCTAATGAAGGAGGAGGAGCGAAGGCAATGGCAGGCCAATAAAATGATTGGCTTATCTTCTGCTAGTTACAAATTTGAATATCTCTACCGATTATACGAAAGCTATAGAAAGTCAATCCTTGGAGAAGAGGACGATAACCGCAAAGATGATGAAGATAAAAAATCATTCTTAGAAGCGAGAAAGTTTATTGCTCATATTTCTTATGACGCTCTGCCTAAAGAGCTATTTGATGACAAGATTATTCAAAAATCCAAGTCGGAAATGAGCACATCCCAATTCGACCGCGAGTATAATTCTATTTTTTCGGCGGATAGCGCTGGATACTTTAAAGTGTCGGAATTAAAGGCTTGTAAATATGAATGTGGCGACGGGGAACATGTCGAATTAGTCGGTGAAAAGGGCGCGAGATATATTCTAGCTGTTGACCCATCTTCCGCTGGCAATGAAGACTCTGATGATTTCGCAATGCAGGTTTTCAAACTAAATAAAGATGACAGCAATGCCACACTCGTTCATTCGTATGCAATAGCAGGTCAGACTCCGAAAGATCATGCTGCGTATTTTAAATATTTAATTAATAATTTCAATATTGTTTTTATCGTGTTTGATAATGGCGCTGGCGGTGGAGCGACAACTACTCTGGCTTTATGGAACGAAATGTTTGCCGACAGGGGTTTCGAGTTTCAGGCGATGGACGTTCCATTTAACGATCAGACTGTGTATAATGACGATCTTTTAGAATTTAGAAGGCAATATAATTTGTCGTCCAAAAAAATCTGCTATTTTCGAGATTTCGACCTACGTTGGCAAAGATGGGCGAACGAACATCTTCAAGGGTGTATCAATCACAAGAGGATTCGCTTTGCTTCCACTCCAGTTGAGAGCCAGTACAAATCGCAATGCCCCGCGTCTATCCCAATTGATGACCTAAAGTTTTTTGCAGAAGATGAGAAGCAGGCAAAGACGGAAGGCCGCGCCAGATACATTGAACTCCTAGACAATGCTAGCGATTTGATTGATAAAACAATTGAGCAGTGCGCTTTAATTGAAATCACAACAACTGATACGGGCCAACAGCGATTTGTTTTACCCGCCAATCTCAGAAAACAAAGAGGAAATTCCAAGGCCAGAAAAGACAGCTACTCGGCTTTTGTAATGGGGAATTGGGCCGTTAAGATTTATAACGACGCAATGAAAGTCGAGGAGCAGCAGGTTCAATCCACATTTACGCCATTTTTCGTATAGAATTGTCGAATTGTAACTTTCAAAGTAACTTTAGCGACTTTTAAAATCCGCGTGTAATCCTTTGTATGTCGAGAAAATATACGAAGCACAAAACCGAGTACTGGTCACAACTCTCCCAACCAGAACCAGTTCACGTTGCCCAAAATGAATCAGTTGCCTCTTGGGAGCCACAAACCGCTGGTGATCCATTCTATACCTCATCTTCCACGCTTCTAACAAACGTAGCAAAAGCGTCAATCGCGGGCCGAAGCTCTCCCGACGCTGGCGCTAGCACGGGTCGCCGAATCAATTCCGCCGCTTTGGTAGGCGTTCCCGACAGATTCGCCGCTATCCGAGCGGGCATGCTCCCTTACGCCTATTCCCCCACAAGCGACTGCGTAGATGTTCGTGACGCTATTGAACTCTGCCAAAAAGCATACGCCAATGTAGCCGTTTTCGCCAATGCAATCGACCTAATGAGCGAGTTTGCCAACACGGAACTCTACTTTGAATCTGGCACTAAGAAAGCCAAAAGATTCTTCGACGCTTGGCTGAAAAAGATCAAAATCTGGAAAGTTTGTGACCAATATTTCCGCGAATATTATCGTTCGGGCAACGTGTTTATCTATCGTGTGGATGGAGCGTTTGACGAGAGCGACTTCCGCAAGCTGATTCAGGTTTATGGCGCGGAAGATTCTTTGGGCGGCAAAAATGTTGTGCCACTCAAGTATATTTTCATGAATCCTTACAACATCGTGTCTAAAGCTTCAACCACGTTCGGGAATGATCAGTTTGAGTTGATTTTGTCCAAGTATGATCTTCTTAGACTGGGGAATCCCCAAGATGAAGACGATAAAAGAATCGCCGAAAGCCTACCTAAAGAAGCGAAAGATGCCCTTAGCAAGAAAACGTGGCAGTCCAATGGTATCCGCATTAAACTAGACCCTACTTGCCTAGTTTCTAGCTTTTATAAAAAACAGGATTACGAACCATTTGCCATTCCCTTTGGCTATCGCGTCCTAGATGATATTAACGCCAAACTAGAGATGAAAAAAATGGATCAAGCAGTTCTCCGAACGGCGGAAAACATGATTCTTCTCATTACAATGGGGGCAAAACCAGATGACGGCGGAATTAACCCCGCCAACTTGACGGCCATGCAAAACCTCTTCAAAAACGAGAGCGTTGGCCGCACGTTGGTTAGTGACTGGACAACGAAAGCCGAATTCGTTATCCCAGACCTACAGAAAATTCTCGGCCCTGCCAAATACGAAACCCTCAATCAAGATATTGCCCAAGGTTTACAAAATGTTATTATCGGCGAAGAAAAATACGGCAACACGCAAACAAAGGTTCAGGTATTCCTTGAAAAATTGCGTGAGGCACGAAATACTTTCCTAAATAATTTCCTCCAACCAGAGATTAATCGCATCTCCAAAAACTTGGGCATGCAGAGTCCGCCGAAAGTAGCATTTAAAGTTACAGACGCTAAAGACCCGACTCAAATGTGGCGTGTGGTTACTCGAATGATGGAACTGAGCCTTCTTACACCAGAACAAGGTTTGGAAGCTATTCGCACTGGCGTATTCCCAGACCCAGAAGGAGAAGAGTTCCTTCTCAAGCAAGAAGATTACGTTAAGAATAGGAAGAAAGGGCTATACAATCCTTTGTCACCTTCCCCAGTATTGGCCCCACTACTTGACCCTAACACCAAGTATTCTATCGACAATGCCCCAAAAGCTACCGCCGTCCCGCCGAAAGCTGGAAGCAAAAAAACAATGAAGGGGCCAGGAAGGGAAAAGGGTCAAAAAACGGCCAAAGCTAGTGTTGACGATATTAAAACAACCGTCTATGCTACGGAAAGCCTCTTATCCTTTATTTCGGCCAAAATAAAAGAAAAACATAACGTCGAATCACTTAATGAATTCCAAAGCCAGATGGCAGAGCGCTTAATGCAGTCAATCGTCTGTGCTTCCGAAGAATCAGAATGGGAGCAATTGGCCGCTGAATGCGTTGAAAATCCTAATAAAATCGGTGGACTAAGTGTTCGGCCCGAGGTTTTGGAAATTGCAGCCCAACACGGAATCGAAAGTTACGAAGCAGCTTTAATAGTTTAATGGACGTACGCCAGAGACTTGAACTCTGTTGAACGGTTTTGCAGACCACTGATTCGACTCTTCATCCTGCGTACGATGATTATTTAGACGCTAAAGCTCTTTTTGCCATATCTCTAAGCCTATGCGCGTCGTCTTGATCATATCCTGGCATCGTGGATATGTTAATTAAAGCGGCCTCCAACTTTTGGATTCGCATCCAGAACTCTAGTTCAGCGTTATTTGGAATTCCCGCATATTCGTCATATCGGTAGAGTTTATATGGGGAGATTTTTCCGTTGGTTTCTTGAATAGAATATTTCATGGAAAAGAATGTATTTTAATTTTATTCCCGTTTTGTTCTTTTTCTAAGAAAGTCTTGGCATCTTGGATACTGCAAAAAACAGTCAATAATCGCCCACAACTAAAATTAGACCAGAAGCCAAAAATGTTTTTATATTGAGGAAGGAAATTTTCGCCTTTTTCTAAGATTCGGTATTTCATATTAATCTTCAAACTTATAACTAATGATTTCGCCGCGATTATAGTAATCGTCAACCTCGATCAGATTAGCCATCTCGACTTTATGACCGATCGAAAGGGCGACGAGT